GTAAGGTCCGGTGACTGCCAAGCGCCCGTACCGGCGCCCGGGATGTAGCCACGGATGACCTCGCCGCCGCGTTGCACAAAGACGATGGTATCGTGGATGCGCACAGGCTTCACGTTGGACGAGCCGAAGGTGGATTGCTTGAGCGCCTGCACCCCATTGGGCGTGATGCCCAGCCCAGGCTCCCCGCGTAGGACTATCTCCTCCGTGCGGGTGCCCACCACAAGGTCCGTGCCACCCATGATCCACTGAATGTCTACGTTGCGGTCCCCGGTGAGTTTGTAGCTCCAGCCCTCGTTCGCAAGGTCACCAAGATAGAAGTTGGAGAAGCGCCCCGTCTTGGAACCCCAGATCGTAGACGGTTCTTCCGCGGTGGGACCGATGACAAGCCGCTGCTCATGGAACGTTATGTCCCCTGGATAGTGATTCTCAGCGTCAAACCACTCTGACTCGTGCGACGTATCGTATAGCCCAGCCACAACACCGTCGTTTGTGTGAGCGATAAATGCATCCTCAGTGAGAGTTGTCCAAACAGTTCCATCGTAACTTACATAGTAGTTCTGCCCGGTACCGAACACATAGAAACGGGAGTGTACCCACAGCGCCAGATTTAGTGCCTGCGCTGTAGTGAACGATGCCGACCACGTTGTTCCTGTGGGGCTGGTGTAGATAGTTCCGCTCCCCACAAACGCTGGCGTTGTGTTATCACTCTTTTTCGCGACTACCCACATAGGAACGGTTGGACTGTAGGCGATACTTTGAAAACTGTGGTTGGTAACTGATACTGCCGTTGTAAAAGCAGCACCGACGCTCGCAGCATACTTGATTCCACCGGGGTTACCAACTGCAACCCAAAAATCATTGTAGCCGGCAAGATCACGAGTTACTGCCCAAGCGCCGGGACCGGAAGACCAAGACCTCCCATCAAACGATGTAGCACCAGCGGCTGCCGTGCGGATTGCACGCCACCGATTTGTGATTTCGTCTACCGCTATCGTCTGCCAAGCCGTGCCCGATGCTGTCGGCGCTATCTGCTGATCCCACGTCAATCCACCGTCTTCACTAGCCCAGATATCATCGGTTCCGCTACCGCCTAAAACAATGATTCCATACCGGTCTATAGCCACAGCCAACGGATTGTTGGTTGTTGGTCCAATAGACACCCACGAAACGCCATCCTCGGATCCGTACAGCGCATCATTATCAGTGTCAGGAACAAGATAGATTCCGTGTTTCGTAGATGATATTCCAGTACGATAGATGGCGTGTGGCGCATCACCCGTAACATTGATGCGATCTGTATCCCAATGGACAAAATCGTCAGTCCGATAAATGCGCCCAGTGTGAGTAACAAGCACTGCCTGCTTGAAAGCATCGGTAGCAGCGATGTTGATCGACCAGTCCGCGGCGCTGGTAAACGCGAGCTTCCGCATGGCGTGCGACGGGTGCACCCAGTAGACAGCCTTCTCGTCAGGGATGTACTGCCACCGCAGATCGGACAACTCCCCGGTGCTCCACGGCGACGCGACCTCGTAGGGTGCGCCGATGACAGCGTGCGTGTTTTGCTGGTAGAAGCGGATGTAGGCGTCCCCCAGTTCCAGCACAAAGCTGTTGGTGGTGTCGATCTCGACTGGAACAACGATGGTGGCGTCGTTGGAATCCTTGACCTCGCCAGCAAAGAACGTGCCTGGCCGCCGGATAGCGGCACCGGTCTTGCGCACTATCCAGTTCTCAAGAATTAGTAGCCCACGCGCGGTTATCTCATTGACGATCCCGTCGAGTTGCGGAGCAAGCTCGCCGGTCCCGAAGTCGCGAGGGGCTGAACGGCTACGCATCAGAGCATCCAGCCCCGCAATGTGTCATAGCCCCACACCAACCAAGTTTCATAGGACTCCGGCGCAACCGCACCGAAAGTTGGGTCGTACTCGACGCCACCGACTTCAATCCAAGCATGCCAAGTGCCAGCATTGAACCCATGTCCTGTGAGCATGGCACCCTTGACGCCAAGCCGATCATAGATGCGGAACAGTGCCAAGATGGCGTAGTCTTCGCAGTCACCGGCCAGCGCGTCCTCTGTCTCTCGTGCCGAAGCCCAATAGTCAAAGACGCCGTACAACTCCTCATCTGTACGATAGTCGATAGAATCCGCCACTTCCTTGACGATAGCGAACACGGCGTCATCATCAACGTGGCCGTTCCCCAACGCGCACGCCCCAAGAATCACAACCAGGCCGAGAATAAACGCACGCATGGTGTGCATTCTACCGCACCTTCGCCCACAGTGCCGAGGGCTCACCCTCATCCCGGCTACCCTGGGCATTCGTCAGCTTGGCACGCGCCGCCGACGCCTGAAACTCTCCATAGCACCGCGCGATGATATCCTTGTCCGCGTGTATCCGCTGCCCGATGAACCACGCCAGCCGCGCCACGATCACCTCCACGAGATCCGACTCGTACAAGCTCGGGTCCGTCTCCTGCTTCACGTACTCCGCGCCTGCATTCTCCATGTCCGTATAGAGAAACGTCCGCTGGTGTACCCACCGGTAGCTTGTGTCTTTCCCGAAGGTGTCATCCAGCACCGCGAGCACGCGCTCGCAGTCTGTCGGTAGGTCGTAGGCGTAGCTGAAGTCGTTGCCGGGATACCGATAGAGCGACCCACCGCTCGTGTATGCGCCGTAGCTCACCCCGTTTATCGAAGTCCCGTCCGTGGCATAGAGCGTCAGCGTATCGGTCCCGGCCGCGAACACCCGGAATATCACGTTGTTGAGCTGCGTCATCCCGCCCGCATCTTCCACCGTCACCAACTCGTTTGCGATGTAGGTATGCCCGCTTGCCGTCAGATGCACAGGGTCCGCTGCGGTAGCCGCGCTGATGGTGATCTTGCCCGCGCGCGTCAACGTCTGCCGCTTGATGAGGCAGTCCCAGTTGGTGATACCGAGGCAGAAGTCGCGGTTCTGATCGTAGAGTTGGTTCACTATGTTGGCGTCCCGGCTGGACTCCGTCATCGTAGCGATGACGGGCTGCCCCAATCGCTGGAGCGCCATGTTGGCGAGGTCTACCTCAGCCGAAACAGATCCCAGGGCCACCGCGCGCCCCCTTAGTCAGTCGTTCCCGGCTCCATCTCGAAATAGGTCTTGAGCCAGTAGATGAACTGGTTCACGTGTCGGTGTTTGAGATACGAGTTGGCAACACCGAAGACCTTGATCTGCTCTAGCTCTGTCTGAGCCTTGGCCGAGAGACTGTCCGCGCCGCCAAGCACCTCGATCCACCCGCCCGACAGCGCGATCTCCGTCCATAACTCGTTGCCCGAATTGAAAGCGTTCTGCATCTCTCCCCCTATGATCCGTTGCCGCCGGTTCGCATCCGGTAGGCACGCACCGCACCCGATGTCAGCGTGAAGTTGGTGAACGCCCCGTAGATGATGCCGTTGGCGAACAGCGACACCGTGCCGAGCGCCCCACGCCCACCGAGTTCCGTAAGCGTCGCAAACACAGTGACAGACCACATACTTTGCATGGCAATCCACGTGAAGCCATCCGCTACTGTCGTAGCCACCGTGCTCGATATGTGGTCCGCACTGTTCCGCCCAAGATCCGGCGGTATCCTGTTCATGCCTTACCCTCCAAAGAACCGGGGGCCCGAAGGCCCCCAAGTCCTTAGTTGCTGGGCGCGTTCAACGTCGGGTAGGCGTTGACTGCACCGGCCGTAAATCCAGACCCGGACGCGTAGTTGTAGTTGAACCGCAGGTACCGCAGATGCTTCGCCGGAAGCCCCGCGGTCAGGACGTTGAAGCCCTTCACCAGCTGCCCAACCGTGAACGTCGCGCTCTTGAGTAGATCCGTGTAGGTGCCGCCGGACGTGGCGCACTGCTCCAGGTCCGCAATCAGCGTGTCCCCGGCACTCGCCGTGGTAAACGCCGCGCTGACCCGGCAGATGACCCAGACCGGGGTACCCGCCCCGAGGTTGGAATCCGCCGCCTCCGTATCCCATACGTTGGTCCCTGCCGTAGCCGCCGCCGAGGCCGTGATGGTCTGGGCGTTGGAGAACTGAACCTGTACGATCATCTTGTCTCCTCCCCTTAGCTCACAGCCGTCTCGGTGATGCCGATCGCGTTGAGTTGCCGAATCGGCGCCCTGCGGAACGTGGTCACAGGCTCGCCCCACAGATTCCCCTCGCCGTAGAGCGCGTTCGCCTTGTCCATCGCCAGGATGTCAAGCTGCGTCAGCGTCATCTCGTGCGCGTACAGAATCCACTGCGGGGTGGGAGACTGCGGCGACTTGCCTTGCCGCATCAGCTGAACCAGAAGGTCCGGCTCGATGATGTTGGCCCCTGACGGGTCGTCCTCGATGTTGGTGAGCCGGAAGATGTTCCGGTCATCGTGCACCGCGAGACCCATACTGACCTGGAACTTCGACTGGTACACATCGCGCCGCGTGGGCGACGTGCTGGAACCATCCTCCACCGTCTGGAGGCCCTTATAGTCGATGCCCACAGGCGCATTGACGCCAGGCATCGCCAGTCCCGGCTCGTAGATGCCGTGAACCATCTCCGGGCCCCACTGGACACCGTAGATGCTGGTCGTGTCGCCCCCCGAACCACCACACCCCTTGACGTAGGTCCCCAGAGCGTTGAGCCGGATCAGTAGGCCGTCGAACTTTTCCGGGTCGGTCTGCGTGTCGGACGCGATGAATGCCGTGCTGAGGGTCTGTCCGAGACCTTCCACGAAGCTTACGAACTCCGTGTTCAGCATGGCCGCCTGATCCCCGATCATCTTCTTGATCGACAGCTCGTCAATTTCTGCCCAGGACTCAAGCGTCCCGACAGACTCGACAATCTGCTTCACGTGGCTCTGCTCGGTTGCCGCGCCCGTGCCGATTACTCGCCACGTGCCCGAGGGCTGGGTCAGCCTGCGCGAGTGAACGTGTGCACTCACCTGATTGCACTTCACCCACACGCAGTCCATCCAAACCTCGTCAACCCGAGACAGCACCTCCGAGATGGTCTGTACCGCTCCGTTGTTCGTCCTCTTGGCAATCTCCGTGATGCCAAAGACGTTCTGAAGTGTTGCCATGTCTCTCCTCTACTGCCGGGTCTGCACCCGTTGCGAGGAGGATTGTCAGTCTGCCGGCCCCCGGGGGGTTGTCGGTGTTCCGGTCCTACTTGCGCGTAAGCTCGGGGGACTTCTTCGGATCGAAGAGCATCCCGGCCTCCGTGCCTTGCACCAGCGGTACGGGCCTACCGTTCACAAAGGTCTCATCGCTCACCAGCCGCCCGATGGCGAGTAGTCCCTTGCGCACCTTGGCCAACTTACCCGGCCCGATGTTGAGCCACTGAACAAACTCATCACCACCCAGCTTCGCCGCCTTGTTCGCGATGGCCATGTTGGCGTCGTACTCCAGACCCCAGTCCTTCCGAAGCTCGCTTTCCGAGTCCTCGTATATCTTGGTGATCTGTTTCTGTACCGCCTCGTGCTTCTCCACCGTGTCCTTGACGACAAACTCATGGATGTGCTTCGCCTGCTCCTTCAGCGGCAAAGCCTGCGACTTCCACACCAGATCCCGAAAGTTCCTGTTGAACTCAAGGTTCTGCTGCATGCCAGTCGGCAGAATGACATTGCTCAGTTCTATGCCGTCCGGTGACTCGGGACGGCCGAGCCGCTTGTGAAACTTCTCCCGCTCTTCCGGGTTCATGTCTTGGACGGGTTTGGATGCGTACTGCTCCAAAGCGATATAGCTCTTGAGAGCATCGACGGGGGCCTTCCAGCCCTTCGCCTCTATCACCTTGCGTAGTGGCTCATCCACCGTTCCCCAAGCGTCCGTGGCCGCGGCGGCCTTGCCGTCCGTCTGATTGTGCTGCGTAGCCGGAGCTGGATTGTCGGGGGGCGTCACCCCGGTCACAACCGCCTTTGCTACCGCGTCAGCGTCCGTCATCTCTTCCCTTCATCCTTCTCGATAGCCTCTTCGGGTATCGTCAATCTCAGTATAGCATCAACAAGGGCATCGTAATTCAGCCCTTGCACCACTCCCAAATGCTCCAACATCTCCACTCCCATGTTGTGCCGCTCCCGCTGGGCGTCGTTCTCGACGCGGTTGAATAGGCCATAGGAGCGTAGCAGGTGCGCGAGCACGAGCTTGCCTTCCGCGGTGCGCTCGAAGGTGTTGCGGTAGGCAACGAGTAGGGGCTTGGGGCGCTGCTCACGGCGAAACAGGCTCACGTCGCCGCGCCCGTCGCCTGCTTGGCTTTGCCCATCGCGTCCAGAATGCTTCCCGGCTCAACCGTTTTCGTCATGCCGGGCTTGCCCATCGTCTCCATGGCTTCCATTTGCTGTTGCTTCTGCGCCGCCTCGGCACGCGCCTTGCGCAACCGATCCCGCACCCGCTCCTCCAGTAGATTCTCTTCGGGTAGGCCGTCCGTCTTCGACATCTCGCGCGAGATGCGGTCCAGATCGTAGTTGTCCAGCACCTTGATTGTCCCCCCGGTGGGATCCATCTGGATAATGGCTGCCATGTTACCGAGTGCCCGCCGGTACGGCTCCTGCTGACTGTAACGCTTGGCTGCCATGGCCAAAGGCCCGAGGTACACCGTCTCCAGCCGTTGCCCACTTTCCACCAGTGCCCGCGGTGGCGGTGGGATCATGCCCGCATCCCAAGCATCCTGGAACACGCCGTCCATGATCGGGTCCATAACCTTCTGGTTGAAGGCGCCGACACTAGGCCCGAGGTGGACAGCTATCTCTTCCTCGATGCGGGCCACGTGGCCAAGCGTCACCTTGTCACTACGCGTGTCCCCGAGGCGCTGCATCATGGTGAACTCGGGAACAAGGAAGTGCTTATCTATGATGCGTTGCTTTCGTTCCTCGCGGTCCAGCCCCGGGCGTAGCTCGATGCCATGCTCAACAGCCTTCACCACACGCCCGGCATCCTCAAAGTACATGGTTCCGCCAGGTACCCATGCAACTTTATCTCGCATCTCTTCCGGGGCGTTGCGGGGCGGATCTACCATCATCTGCGCCGCAGTGACATCCGTGCGCACGTAGGCATACAAACCCTTGATGTCCGCAAGCGCACGCCAACCCGGTCCACGCCCGTAGACCTCATCCGGTTCCTTCTCAACCGGCCACGTGGCGTAGGGCATTACGGCGTAGCCTCCCTTACGCATCTCGTATTCATGGTCCACGTCGATGTACCACGAGCGATAGCGCTTGGCTGCATTGTCTTTGCGGCGCGGGTCGTACTTCGGGTTTGGCTCCACCGCGTGCAACACCTTGTACTCGGTGTAGCGTTGATCAGGGTCCATGGCGGCGCGCAGCACCTCCTCGTGCACATTGCCGTCCTTACCGAACTTCTCCATGATCTTCTTGGCCGTCATCATGCAGTACCGGTAAGCCGTGTCTATCTCGTCGTCATCGTTCTCGGCAAAGTACATCTCGCGAAGGTGCTGAAGCAGGAACACCTCACGCTGGTTCGCGGCATTCCAGTAGCGGTAAAGCGTAGGCGTGCCGAAAGCGCCGGCGTCGCCCATGAACTCGAACATCTGCCCGTAGAAGTGGCTGGAGGCCAGCAGCGTCTTGCATGCCTGCACCGCCTTAGATGTCCATAGGCGGGTATCCCGCTGGTCCATCAGATCCTCGTCACCCACCTGGAAGGTGAACCAGTCCAGTTGTGGCGACATGAGCCGCCCCATCCACCCGGATTGGTACGTCTTCAGCGCCAGTTGGGGGTAGCCGTCCTCGATGAGATCCACGTTGCGCTCGCCCTTGACCGGCTCACGCGTCTGGAAACCGGTACGGTTGGGGAACAGGTTGTCGTTAAGCTCTTGCCATACCTGCTCTTTGTGCACCCGCTCGGGGGAGTGCATTAGAGATGTCAGCGTATCGAGGCAGTCACGTACTTCAGACACTCGGCGTCCCACCGTTCACCGGGACCGCCTGCGCCATCTTCTCCATGGCTGTCGGCTTATCACGGTATCGCTCCACGCGCACAAACACACGATAGCCGCTAGCGCTACCAAGCGGGAACATGGCCCCAGCCATGGCCTCGCATGAGTGCGTAGCAAGGTTGACAGTCATCTGGTGGACAGCCTTGATGTAGGCGCGCATCACGTCACCGGGGGATACCGCGGCAGGGCGCTTGTAGAAGCTCGGTTCACTCATTGATGCGCTTCCTCATGTTGTCCTTGATAGCTCGCATGGCTATGCGCTCCTCGCGTGCCAGATGCACCCCGCGCTCTATCCCCTTCTCGGCCGCCAACTCCGCGAGCCGCTTGGGCGCGAAGTGCTTCCGGCGTGCAGCCGCAGCTTCCTGCAAGCTCATAGACTGCGCCTGGTCGTAGGCATCCGTCGCCACCTTGCGCTCCCGTGGCGTTAGACCCGCAAACTTGTTGTCTGTGCGGTTGCGGATGATGAAGTACACCCTACTCCTCCCACCCGGCTTCACAATTGCATCCGTCAACGTCACAGTGACCCCAGCTGTGATCCTCCTGGGTGTGTTCGCAAGTACATGGGCCATGGAAAGTCACGTGCTCTTCGTAATCATCATCAGTGTCGGTATCGGTATCGCTCATCTGCTTCAGCGCTCCGGCTTGTTCGTCTGCTTCGTGGACGGCTTGCGGATAGGCACACGCCCGCGCGCCGTCCGCGCTCCCGGTGCAAACTTGCCGGGGTAGGTCACCGGGTGGTCACGCTTGATCATCGCCAATCATCCCACCTGAGCCGCCGACCTATAGGGCACCCTTGCCCCGCTTCCTTGCCGCGCTCTCATGCATGCGTTGTTCCCGCTGATCTATCGCCTCGATGCTATCCCGTACCACGTTGGCTCCTGTGTCTGGCGTTGCCACCATGATAGGCTCTGTGGTCGGAGGCCGCGTACCCTTTGGCCTCGGTGCTTCGCTCTTCTTTGGGCGCATCTTGAAAGCCTCGCCATAGTGGGCGTCCTCCGAGTCCAGAAACCAGTAAGTGAAGCGCCCGTGCGTGGTGCACGCAAGCCCGAACTGTGCCCTACCGTCAGCCGTCTTCGTCTCCCGTATAGTCAGCAACGCGCCGCATGCCGGACACCGCTGCCCCAAGTAGCCCCAGTCCAGTTCAACCAACCGGGACCTCCTTCTTAACCCCTACGTCAGCCGCAACCTGCTGCGCCCACTTCGCCATGTCCTTCGGTAGTACAACGTCCTTGTCGTTGTCCTCGAATAGCGCAGCGACCCAGCCCTTCACCTGCTTGCCATCCCGGTACTCCGGTGGCCCGTAGTCGTAGGCGTTATACCGGATCTCTCGCGTCAGCTCGTCCGGGTCCATCAATCGCAACTTGATCTTGCTCTCCTTCACCCGCACGACGCGCTGCCTGACCCCGCCAATGTTCCCGTAGGCAGTCTCCGGGCGTGACACGCCTTTGGTCACTACCTCCGTGTATGATCGACCCACGGGCTTGTCCGTCACGATGTAGTCAGCCGGGAAAGGCTCCCCACGGCCGTTGCGCCCATGCTCGGGTGTCAGCCGAACAGAGTGCATCGTGTCGGGCTGGATCTCCGATCGACCACGCCGTGGCCACCGCTCGCGCCGCTGGTCAGGCCCATACCACCCGATGTCACACTGTAGCACACACTCGTACCAGAACCGCTTCTCTTTGGCCATCAGTACCTCTCTCTCAGTATAACTACGCACTCGGCGGTACACCCCACCTCCAGTATACAGCCTCAACGCGCTCTCTGATTTGGATGCTTCCAGTCGTAGTCCATCGGCTCCACGCTTCGCCCCGTCCCCCATGAGCCCGGGAAAGCCCTCGGTAACTTCACGGTGCTGTACCATAACCCTAAAGCTGCCGCCACCACTATGTCGTCGTGCACCTCGGGATCTAACCCCTCGTATCCTATCTTACGGCTCTTGGGCTTCACTACGTAGCCGAACTTGGATATCTCCTTCTCAAACTCTTGCACGTTATCCAATTTAGGGTTGGCCTTCACGTCCCCATTCTGATAGGCCACCACGAGGGCCGAACAGATGTCACGCTTTGGCACTGTCAGCGTCCCGTCGCGTCTGTCATGCGGAACATCACCACTGGTGATACTCACACCAACGGGTCGGCATGCCTTGAGCAAGTCGATAACCGGCCGCCCTGGGCCGCCAGCGTCCACTACCAATTTGACCCCAAACTCTGCTTTGTTCACGAACAACGCATGCGCCTCGGCCACCTCCTGCACAATACGTGGATAGGGTGTGTCCAGGGGCCATCGCAGTATCAGCGGGATACCATGCCACAATCGGGCTGTAGATGGGTCGTGTCTCTCCCTTGTGCGCCACCAACGCCTATGCAACACCACGGCCGCGCTGTAGTCCTGGGCTTGCCCCAAATCGAGGGCGAGGATGTAGTCAGTCATCGCCGGCGCACCGGCAACACAACCATGTCCTCCCCTTCGTCCATCATGTGTCCGCTTGCCCTACCCGTGAACGCAGGTACCACCATGGGCTCGTCCTCGTCATACATGGCCGCTATGGTATCGGCGGGTAACAGCGCACCCTGCATCGGCATGAACACGTTCTCATACTCGCGAGCGTAGCGGTCAGCAGGCATCTGCCCACGCTCCCGCTCCAACTCCTCAGCCGTCACCCACGCACATTCTTTAGCCTTTACCTCGGACTTCTCCCACCCTTCTCGATTCTTCCACGTGTCGTAGAAGAAGCCCACCTCAGCCCACGCGCTGGACACCACACATAGTTGCGCCTTGGTCCGAATGCGCATAGGTCGCACAGCGTAGTACACCTCATCCGGTATCATGCCAGCCTCATCCATGACTATCAGGTCTGGAGAGTAGCCGCGCACCGTCTCCGGGCTTGCTGGCACGCTCACTACCTCGCTCCCATTCTCCAACATCATGGACAGCACCGAGCACCGAATCATGCGGCTGTTGGCGTCCAGCGGGTCCTCATAAACTACAGCGCTTTTGCCCGTCTTCACCCACCGGCCATCGCGCCTCAACTGGTGCATGAACTTGGTCACACGCCCCTGAAGAATGCCAGCCTGCCGCTGCGTGGCAGATACGATCAGCGATAGAGTGCCAGGCGAGAACACCGCCCGATGTGTCACCTTGGCAGCACTTCCGGTGGTCTTCCCCGCCTGCCTGGACCACAAAAGGATTACCTCATCGGCCCGCGTGTTGAGAAAGTGACGGATACGCTGCTCGTGGAGATCAAGCCCAAGCTTCTCCTCAGCGAACATCGCGCAGTCGGCTTCGTAGAGCAGGGCTTCGTCAGCCTTGGTGAGTACCATTCCCCTTTATCTTGCGTAGGTAGGACACGTAGATTGCCATGCGCTTGCCGTCTTGGCGCAACCACCCGTAGAACGCCTTCTCCTCGGTGTCCCCGCTATCGTCGGGTAACTCCTCAAGCAGTGCCGTACCATAGGCTCGGTCAAGAAACAGACGCCCCGCTGGCACGTTCCCGGCCTTGGCTTGCTTGTACATCTCCAGGCCGAGAACAACAAGACGCTGCCGCTTCTGCTCATCCTCTTCGTCAGTAGCTTCTGCCAGTTCGCGCCACACCCTGGCTATGCTCAGCGCCTTGGGTGGGGGGCCTTTGGGATTGCCACTGACTCCCTTCGGCCATGGCGGGACCAGACCCGAGCCCTTGCCCTTACTCTTGCCGTTGGTGCCACCGTTAGTGTTCTTCACCGCGCCCATACTCTCAGTATAGCCTACGCACTCGGTTGTGATTCGTCATCAACCTGTTCCCCGTCTATCCGCCGTGCTCTGTCCCGAATGTCTGCCGATTCGACATCCGGTTCATAAGTCGTATCTGGTGCTTCTTTCACCGACGCCCCATGATACTCCAGCGAGTACCACGCTTCCGGGGCACAGCCGATGGCCCACCCGTTTTCCATGCCAAGGTAGATGCCTTTCGTCCACACTACGCCACCGCTATATGGCCGATATCGCATCACATACCACCCAGGCGCCGGTGGCAACACATGACCTGGATGCTCTTGGATATACGGCCCAGCCTTCTGTCCTTCACTCACGCCACCACCCCCGCCTCAAGCAAGCTCTGTATCGCCACCAAGTCCCGATGCAGTATCACCCACACCCGTGTCTGTGGAATCTCCAAGGCATAGCCGATATCCTGCTGCGTCAGCCCCATGGCACGCAGGCAGAACACAGCCTCAGCCACGCTACCGGTGCGCTCCAAAGCCCGGGCTATGGCGTCAGCTGTATCGAATGATATGCGGTTGTGACGGCACACGCGCTCTACCATGGTGCTCATGCTGCCTTCTTTCTGCGCCACGGCCACACTATCACAGAACCACAGGCGCATACTTTGTATTCTGCGGCACGCTCAAAACACTGCACACGCCCAACGCAAGCCTTGCACTGATACCACGCCTGTTCACTCACCCTCCGTCCTCCTTCGCCACCACTTCCACCTTAGGCTCCCGCATCGGCATCGGGTACAGCCCGTTGGCCGGCAACTCCTCACCTACCTTCACCAGCCCTTGCTCCATGGCGAGTACCTTGAGCCGAGCGTGCTCGTCTTCCGGAGTCTTCTCACTGTATGCTTTCAGCTCGTCAACCATCTTCTGTGTGAGCTTTACCCGCACATGTGGTGGCTTCTTGTACCCGCGCTTGGCCCCTTCCGCAACAAGCCAACGCCAACGCGCCAACACAGGACCGAGTAGCTTTGCCTTCACCCGCTCCTGTATCTCGGGGTCTGTCGCCGCAGACTCCCGTTCTATGTGTTCGAGCGCCTTCTCAATGGCTTTCGGCAAATCCTGAGGACCCGCAAACTTCACACCGACAAGCTGCGACAGAATTGGGCCAAGGTCTACCTCTTCCATCTCACGCCAATTCCAATCCCCAAACTCATCGGCACCACGTAGAAGAATGTCCCCCTTCTCCACACTCACTATCCCGGCACGCATCAGCTTGAGCATCGGCGTTCCCTTGAACTGCTTCTCTATCCGCTCGAACTCGGCTTTGTTGACGCGGATCTCCTGGTTGTAAGACAGCAGAGCGTACACCAACACACGCTCGTCCGTGACTATGTAAGTCTGATAGTCACGCCCAAACCCGCTGCTGGTGGGCACAAGGTAGGTCTCCCACACCGCCAATGTAATCTCTATCTCATCAAGCACTTTTTGTCGCTGCTCGGGCGTCCACTCTTGTGCCTCGCCTCCGTCGCGCACGTCTTCCCACTTCGCATAAGGGAACTGCGTCAACGCAGACACCGTGCTCATGTTGTAGATGCACTGCTGGTATTTCTGATTGGCCACCTGCATGAAGGCCGACATTAGAGACCCGCGAGACGAATAGGCCATCACCCCGCCAGACGTAAGACCCGAGTAGTTACCGCCGTCACCTGCCACATAGCCAGAGGTAACAACGTCCGGCTTCCACGCCCTCGCTTCCATGTCGTAGTCCCACCGCTGAAACCGAGGACCACCGTAGTCAATGCCTATCATGTAGATCGGGTTGTAACCGAGCCACGTGGCGTAGGACAGCATGGCCGCCCCACTGTCGATCATCGGCAGCATGACGTGGTTGATCCAAGGGTACATCTGCCCAAGATGGTGAGAGTACCAGTCGTAGGTTGGCTCCATGATGCGCCCGAGGTAGACGTTGCCCTTGGCACGCAATAGCCACTTCTCTATGTACGACGGCGGGACACTCGGGTGCGCCAGCAGCACACCGTCCCCGAAATCAGGACAGTCCAGCTCTGTGTCGATGGTCGCCACACGCGGATCCATGCAGACAGTGTAATCAGGCGGGCGGCCGTAGTAGACCAGCGTGGATGTGTGCGACGTGCTGCACATAACCGCGCCATTCCACTCTTTCAGATGTGGCGCTACTATGTCGAAAGACGACCCCGAACCCAACACGATGATAGGTCCCTTGCCGCGCGGAATGGTCTCCATGCTTTGCACACGGCCAGGATATTTGAATAGATGCTCCAATAGCTTGATACGCTCTGGGATGACAGTAGGGTTGTGCCCTGCATCTAAAGCGCCCCAGTTGGCACCGGCGTTCTTC